CCGTTTTCTGCATTGATGAAATTGAATATTCCCCCATAAACTGCAAGATTCATTCGATCAACACCAGAACGACCCATATCAATGTAATGATATGAATCGGAAGCAACCATACCCGTTGTCGTAGTTATGTTGCCTGCAACATCATTGGTTCCATCAAAATCAAGACCAAAAATTTTCCGAGTATTTTTAAGTTTGGTCGAACTTGCGGAATTTCCTGATATGTCTGAATCTGTAAAAGCAAATTCTTTTTTATTCAGATAATCAATTGTTCCGTTTGCTCTTACAACACAACTGATCAGTTTTGCTTTACCCGTGAGAATGTCAGTTGAAATAATAAATGTTCCACCATCCATCAGAGATGAAACTAAGCCAGCCGCATACTGCGCGAAAAATTTACCGCTACCATTATCAAAAAATGCCGTCGATTTATCTTTGTAATACTGAATAAAATCTGAATCATTGGTGAAAGATGTTTGTTCAGTTGCAAGTTTTTTTGCTGCAACCGCTGTTGCTGTTTTATCAAGTTTATCTGCACTCAACTGTTGTCGAATGGATATAGGTACATAGTCCGCGTTATATGCAATCGGTTGAACCGTTTCACCATTTACTGAATACGAAGCCGTTCGAATAATTGGGGTGCAGCCTTTGGCCACGTAAACATCATATTTTGTTCCACCACGCGCATAGAATACCGCATTTGAACTAGCTCCCATTTGATTTATACCAAGGATGGGAGATTGTGAACTCCAAAGATATCCGAATGAGTTAATATTGCGATCTACAGTATCTCCACCCCAGGCATCTGGATACTCATTCCAATCTGCAAACACTGAAAATGAACCACCGCCATGTGTAGACCACGGTGCTTGATACGAAGAAAAGAGAGTATCAATTATAAATCTAACTCGTCGTTTGCCCGTGATCGTAGTGGTGACAGGATAGTAGGTATCTTTGTTAAGGGCAGTTAAATCGAGGGTAAATTTATCAAGCAAACTATAGTCAGTTAATGCGTTTAGTTTATCGTTGAGTGTTTTTCCCTGATTCGCTGTTAATGCCTGATCTATTGCTGTACTTGTTAATGTGTCGTTAAGTTGAACAATCCCATTTTGGCTTGTACTTGCAGAACGAATGGTTTGTTGAGAAATTGCGGTAATTTGACCTGCAGCATTTACTGAAATCTGCGGAATCTGAATTGTTGAAGCATAAGATCCAGCAGCCACACCTGAATTTGCCAAAGTTAAAATACATGATGAGTTACCAGAACCATCATAATTAAATGAACCAGTTGCTGCACCCGAATAGCTAATGGTCCGCGCTGTTTGCAATTTAGATGCACTAACTGCATTTGCTGTTTTTTCTAATTTATTGTCATTTAAAACTTTACCCTGCTTTGCAGTCAATGGCTTTGACGCATCATCTGTCGTTAAGTTATCGATCAATTCATTACGATGAATGTAGTTTTTATTTACCCATTCGCGGGTTGCATAAATGAGTGAATCATCAAGATACAATGCAATCACTTCAGCATTTTGAATATTGATCACAATCTTGATCGCAATTTCACGTGCGCCACCTTCATCGGCCAATGGTTTATATGTTGGAGGATAGCTCGCATTGACGACCATCGTATTTCCAGCATAAAGACCAAGTTCACGAATATAAAAACCACCAACATTAGATGGAATGATTGCTTCACAAACGATCTGGTTTGTATTATTTGGATTGATTTCTACAACGTTTAATGCAATTCGTGCTTTTTCATTAATTAAGGCTGTTCGTGTTTCAGATGGCACAGGTACAGATCCATTGCCATCCCCTACCGCAATGTGTGAATAATTGATTTTATTACTTACAGTTGCACCAGCAATTAATGCTTTACCGTTATTGGTTAATATACCTTTATAAGTGGCCATTCTACTTACTCGACAAAAATTGTGACTGTTTCAGCACCGTGACAACCAATAGCAACACGAGGAATACAAAGCGGTTGAACGTTAATAACTAAATTTGTTAGGTGACGTGATGCAGGCTTTGCATCTTTGACAAGCCTGTTTACTTCTGCGTAAGTTGCGTCGGTAAGTTCAAGCCCGTTTAGATCCAGTGTTAAAGAGAAAGTACCTGGTACTCCGTTCGGAACTGTTTCAAACCATTCCTGAAACTCACATGTATATCCAAACTGAGCGAGTACTTCTCGAACAGCAGTTCGTGTACCTTTAATTTGATGTTGTCTAAATGATTTTTTTATTAGTTGGCGTTGAAGTGATGGTTGCCAATCAGTATCCCAACTATCAACTGAGTATTGCCAAGCCAGAAATGACAAAAAATGATCTGGAGCTTGGTCAATTGATGCCAAACTCTTAATTTGAACAGGAAGCTCTAAACTATTTGCACAAACGTCCGTAACGTTACGGTCAAATCGAGTGCTATTAGGAGGCAGTAATTTACTCATTCAACGCCCCCAATAACCACGGAAATATTTTCACAAAACGAGGCTTGTGTTGGAGTTAAAACAACATCTGCAGTTGGATTAAGTAACTCCACTCTATTTACACCATCAACATGTAAAGCTGCATAAATTGCAGACATACGAATAGATCGACCAATACGTTTTTGCTTTTGCGCATACTCAGTAACATTGTTAATGGCTTGAGCAAGTACAGTTGCTGCTTCAGGATCTTTACCGATGTATAGCTTGGCATTAATTGAATAATTAATAATTTCAGCAGATATAACTGTGACACGATCTCCTATTGGCCGCTTTTCTTCAGCATTTGCTGCCTTGTCGACAATCTGGACAAGCTCAGGGGAAGCAGATCCAGTTAGAGAGTCTGCTTGCAGAATGGTCAAAGTAATATGGGCTGGCATTGGTGAAGTAACTGAAACGTCAGCAACTCGGCCATCAGCATCACGCGCAATTTTTTTATAAGCTGCTTCTGGTCCAGCTACGGACAAAGAATCAAATGCAAGTTGGATACGTTCACGAAAAGCTGGATCTGATTCATAGACAGCAGGAACAGGTGGCGTTTTTGTATTGTCTGCAGGCTTAATAATCAGACGTTTAACATTGTAATTTGCGCCTAGTTGATCTAAATCATTTTTTTCCGCATAAGCTAATAATAAGCCACGCGCTGCGGTATTAATCCGATTTCTTAATACTGTTTCACGATAAGAATTTTCTTCAATGTATTTCGTCAAAGGCTCGCTTTCACGGTTAAGTACTTCAGTAATCTGTGGTTTTTGATCATCTGGAAATCTATTAATTAAGTCGGCCTTTCGTTCGGCTAAAATAACTTCATAATCAATCGTTTCAATAATGTCAGGTGGAGCAAGCTGGCTAAAATCGACGCTCATGATGAAGCCCCCATTTGAAGTGGAATATTTAAATTTAGGGACTGGCCAGTAATAGTATGGACTGTCTCAAGATCTAACTGCATAAGCCCTGAAGCGATCTTGGAAATGTTGATATTTTCAATACTGATGCGTTTTTCCCATCGAGTAACAGGCGTATAAATTGCACTGTAAATTTTTAGAACAAGTACATCATTCATGGGTTGGTCGATAAGGTCAGGCACTATCGAACCGTAGTCACCACGCATGACACGACTGCCCAAAGGTGTAGTTACAATGTCTTCAATTGATTGTTCTATGCTCTCGATTTCTGAAATTGTTACGCCTGTATGACGTGAGATCATGGTACTGGTTCTCCAGAAGTGTCACCGCCACCCTTAACACCAGGGGTTCTATGTTTCGTTAGACTTATATTTCCAGCGATGATATCCGCATCTGAAGTAATATCCAAAGTGGAATGGATTCCTCCCACTACTTGGAGATTAGCCACAAGTTTTACAGTTCCACCTTCTGGAAGAATTGCTTGAAGCTCATGTTTTTTGACGTCATAACTTAAGACTGCACCATCTTCAAACGCTCTAAATTTGATATCTGGATCTAATGACTGAGCCGGAAAATCTTCATTGTTTAAACCAACAACAACGACTCCGAGTTCGATTACTCCGCAAGGGCTAAATACAATACATTCTTCATCAATGCTCGGTAAATCATGAGTTGAATCTTTACCAGCTCTTAAATTTAATAGGCGCAATTCTTTAGTTACGATGTCACCTAAATTGACTGTAACTTTATGAAAAGGGCTAGACGGTATTACGGTCTTGATACGTCCTAGACGGATCATATTTTCAAGACGACGATTGGATTCTGCGTTCATGCTGCAATCGTTATGCAGCTAAAGGATTAATGCATTTGGTTTGGTTTGTATGTCAGTTATATACAAGTGGGTTCATTTTGAATCTATAAAGTTAAGAACGTCATTTTCAATCATTTCAATTTCAGCTTCAGTAAAGCCAAGCAATTGACGCTGTGCATATCTGACTTTGAAAGATCGTCCGTTATATTTCAAATTATCAATTAATCCTTCCTGGTGAATTCGGGCAAGTCTCGATACTCGTTGATCAAATCCAATAGTTACCCCATTAGGAATATTTTCGATTTTCATGAACCGTGTTGTTTTTAATTTCATGAACATTTTTTTCTTAATCTGCCCTTTTCTTTTTCTTAAATTTTTTCTCGGGATATAAGCACTACCGTCAGGATTCTGTTGTCGAGTAATACGCTGACTTTGGCTTGCACGTATTTTACGTGCAATTACCATTGCCATTTTGCGACGCGCTGCATCGTTTATGGATACTAATAAAGCATTTAAATGCTCAGAAAGATATTCAAGCTCAGCCATTTATAGAAAATACTCTTGCTCAGGATCTCTTGAAATCCAAGACGCCAATTCAGATCCATCTTTATCAAACAGCGTGACTTGTTTTGATTCTTCGGCTTTGTGATAACGTGGCTCATCTGGATAGTCGACACTTAAACCTTCGCTGGTTTGCTTCACAATCACACGTTCAGTTAGTGGCAACTGAATAGCCAAATCAACTTTATCATTTGCCAAAATTTCAGCTTCAAACTTAATACCCGATTTAACGTTATCAAGGTTGGCCATCAAATTAGATTGATTCATACGAACCCAATCCAATAATGGAATACTGACTGCAGCAAGATCACCAGCATAATCGGTTAAAATCATTGTGAGGGTGTATTCATATTCAAATGATAAACCGTTTGCCATCGTACTCCGTACCGCACCATCATCAACAAAAATGAGAATGCGGTCAGGATCACGACATAGTTCAGGGATAGCAGCTAGTAAATGTGCTCTTAAACTTTGTGGTTTTTTCATGCTGCTTTGATCCCACCATAAATAGGCTCTAAATGATCGTATTCTTTTTGGAACTTGGCCTGATACCCAAGTTTTTTATAATTTGAGCCATTATAAAGTGTGAAAACAATATCCCAATTTTCTGCTCGCAGCGCATCAATCAAAGTGACTTTTTTCTTATCAAAAGTGCCTGTTTTCCATTCAATGAATCGGATAAAAGCTTCTAATTGATAAGACTCACTCGCGAACTGTTGTTCAACAAATTCTTGTACAGATGCATAACCTAACTGTTTCCAGTTTTCACCCATAACTTGAAATTGCCCCCAACTCGTCGACATCAAAGCACTATCAACATCGATTTGTTTTGCCTGTTCCAAACGAACATATTCTGCTTCATTACCCAGATATCCCCCTGTTTTACGGTTAACAATATTGGGGCGTTCTGCAGCCATTTTGTCAGCGAAAGCGGTTCCTTTTTTCAGTCTTAAATATGCATACATACGATGACGTTCAAACAGGATTTTAGGTTTACCATTACTAAGAAAACCGACTCCCCTGCCTTCAACTGCACCAAAAACACGAATGGTAAGCTCCGAAACTTTCAAACGTTCAGCTGCTTTTTTATAGTCACTATCTTTTAGAAATTTAGATGTATCTTGGTCAAATAGAGCTGCTCTTGTTTTGTCCCCTACTTTGCCATCTGCTACTAATTTTTTTTGCTTTTGGAATGTCATTACAGCAAATTCAGTAGAGGCTCCAAAATCTCCATCGATGGACAGTTCTTTTCCCTTAACACCTTTAAAACCAAGGTTCTTCAACTGCTTCTGCAATGTAATGACATCATTACCTTTTGATCCGAACTTTAAAATCATGATGTACTCCAGATAAGTTTTGCGACATTACCTTTTGCACGGCAAATAAGTACGGCCAGAAGTACTGCAAAAATTGCATCCCATAACGTGACAGGATCTTTAAAAAACAGGATGTGAATTGACTGACCAATAAAAGCTGCAATAAGTATCGTGGCTAAAATTGAGAAGCCATGACGATGACGAAGTCCTTCAGCATCAAAACAAATGATTCGTAGACCACAGATTAGGTATGCAATAAGGGCAATCAGTTGAAATATAATTTCGATCATGACTTACCTCCTCCACGAAATTTATTCCAGATGTCAGTTAGGCTGGATTGATCCACCCAAACCATAATTTTTAAAATAATCGGTAATGAAAAAATTGAAGCGATCATCCCAGCAGTTGCATCATTCGTTATGAACGTTCGGGTAGTCACTTCCGGTGCTAATAAATATCCAAAACCCACTGCAATAATCATTGTTGAAAGTCGTTGCAAAGGTTTTAAATCTTTTTTAGTTGTTGCAAAAAGAGCTGCTCCGAAAACTGCCCCAAGTAAAGCATTACCATTTACGAATGGGAGCAATGAAGCTGCGCTAATTGATACTGCAGTTACAGCTGCTGTTGTAGTTGGTTCTGGCATTATTAATCCCACAGTTGGACAGTTTGTTTAATTTGTTGTGGTGTATCGATATCAGGGAGCATCACTGATGTGCCAATTGGTAGAAAAACACCGATATCAGCAAGATTTGGATTCGCTTCAAGCACTTTTTCAACCACGCCTGAACTGCGTCCGTAATATCGCCAGCATATTGAATCGACGGTATCGTTTTGAATTGCTGTAATGGTTTTGCTCATATCAACTCAACTATGCTGTGGTTTTCACCTTTAAGCTGCTGAATTGCCCATTGCTTATTTCGTCGATAATCTTCAACTGAACATTCAGTTACTTCAGATTTTTTTACACCTGAGTTTGTGCTGTCATAATTTCGATAGTTTTCATTTACTTTTGCAGCCACCCCATTAGAGACCGCTGACAGGTAAAGAACTTCAGTATCTGGTTTACCGTCAATCTGATTAACAGCTAAATCCACCAGTTTTTCGGCTTTTATAACAAGGCTTGCAAGCAGCCTATTTACATCAATGATTTCTTCACGGATAACTTGTCTTAACCGATCATCAGTGACGGATCCATCGATACGAACAACACTTCGAATTTCATCAAGAGAAATATCAGGAAAGAATGTGCCACTGGAAATAATGATATTGCTTGGTGTAACGGCACCATTTGCGATAAATCCCATGTAGATCTCCTTCTTAATGCACTGGGAGGGGCAATGGCTCGGTGAAGATTTACTGTGACGTTAAGATCACGACCATT